GGCGTTAGGGCCTTGGGTTTGCCAAGACTTTTAGGCCGGGGCTTTTCCCAAACAGCTTTCATTTGCCACCTTTTTTCTTGCCGACTGCAATCACGATTGCAATGCCCATCTTAGGCTTCTTGGCAGCGCCGCCCTTTTTCATGGCAGCAATACCGCCCGGAACCATTGTATCCGGTGAAGGCATCTTTGCTTTCGCAGGCTTGCCAATCTTCATGCCGGACATGGCACTCATGCCGGGCATTGTTTTACGCGAGCGGTTGGCGGCAATTGTTTTAGCGATGCTGGGCTTACGCATTGAATTTACCCTTAATTTTCTCGATACCGCGTTGAACGGTGCGTGTTTCGTAAATGCGGATGCCGGTCCACACTATCGTGAACATTGCCGCAACTGAAGGAAGAATACCCATTAAAGCACCCACAACCGTAGTAATTGAAGCTAAGTCAAGGACGTGCTTCATGCCTTCATCAAGATGTGTCATTTGCACCTCCATCTTTTACGTGCCTGACGGAGACGGCTATTCGGATCTTTCGCGGCCTCCGGAAACTGTTTCATCTGTCCGGCTGATCTAGCACAAAACGACTTGCGGCGCTTGGCTCTTTCGCCTGACGGGTTTGATTCGGTCACCGCTGTCTTTAGCTTTGACCCCGGATTGGCGCGACGGTAAGCCTTCACGCCTTTCTCGGTCATCCCAGCACCTTGTTTTGTGGGCCGGAAATTTCCTGACTTAACGGAGGTTTTGATGCCCATATCTTTAGCCATCACGCCGTCCCCGCGTCATTTTTAATAAGAACAATGATAAACATGCTTGAGCAGGCGTTATTGGCGGCAGCTCCGACAGCCTGTGCTTCAACCGTTGTCTTTTCCGGAATTACAACTGGGTACTCAAAAGCATAATCTGCCGCGCCATTGTTGATTGTGACGATAGCTGCGGTGCGACGAATATCATCCGTGCCCCGGGTCATTAAACGGCCTGTGACGGCATTGGAACCTGTAATTTGACCTGAAGAAAAAAGACCCTGCTCCAGATAACCAGTATAGCCAGCAGGAATGGTGTAGCTACCGGTGACCCTAGTGTTATAGTCGTACTGAATAATGTCATAAACGGTTGCTGGGACGCCCGACGTAACAACTCCAGTTCCAAAATAGATATTGCCTGCGGCGCTATTCAACGATCCCGCAGTCGCAACGTAGGCTTGGTTTATATGGAGATAGGAGTTTGCTGTAAGAACAGCAGTTTGACCGTTCAGTGATACAATTTCGCTAACAACATTATGATCAGCGTCTAGCCCCTCAACATAAACAGTTCTAGCACCTGTCCCTGCTGCGGTATCATTAGCGTTATCTGAACTCACCTTCATCTGTAAGGCAGTATCAGGAAATGAAAGAAGACCACCATACGGCCAAACAGTTTCGACGGATGTATCGACGTCGGAGTTATACCCAAACACAGTGACACTTTGATGCCACGGGATTTGACCACGCGCCACTTGCAGGTTGAACGGTTCATACGTTCCAACCCTTGATATTGATGCAGGCGGGCGCGTGGCTACCATTTTAGGTCTCTCAGCCGTAGTGCTTGATCATCTCAAGAACGATTGTGTAGCGGTCACCAGCAGAAGCCCCCACAGTTGTAAACAAGACGTCACCGTTCTTGCCTGTACCAGCATTATTGGTAAGACCACTGAAAGGAGCGAAGTCATAACCATAAAATGCGTTCTGTGGAACTGTCGCGCATAAGACATCGGTGGTAGCATCCCAAAGGATGTTGACACCCATGCCGTCTGTCATCGCATGAATCTTCTGAATTTGAACGCTCGTGCAAGCATTCCCATTGTAAGGAGCAAGCGTTGAGACATCAACTTTCGTGACGGCACTTTCACCAGTGCCGTCCGAAATGTTTGTGAACTTCATGACGGCTCTACGTGAGCCGTCATAAACCGTCTGTGACGTTACAGCATCAGCCATACCGGCCTCCTATTAAGGAATGTATGTGCCGTGCTGAATGTAGTTCACAACGAGCCAGCCCGTACCAGAGCCAGTGTTCGATGATGTAACCTTGATCTGAACATCGGTTGTGCCGACATTGTACCAGTTACCGACACGAGTTGCGTCAGCGCCAGCCGTAGCAGCAATGATACCGAGTGTACCGCCAGCAACAGCGCCAGCAGCGGTATACGCTGTAGCAGAAACTGTATTGCCAATGCCGAGCGTCGAAGCCGCACCCGTCCAAGCAACGCCAACAAAGAGCTGGATGCTTGTGATTGTCGAGCCAGCCGGGATCACAATGTTTGTTGTGAAGACGCCGTCGGCCAAAGGACCGGCCTGTGTGATTGCTTGGCTTTGCGAAAGAACAACTTCGCCAATGTCAGCAACATCCGTGCCGAGAGTCGTGCCAGTTGTAAACTTGATTGGGCCAGCGCGTACTGGACCGGAGAAAGTCGTGGTACCCATTAGGGTCTCCTGTCGTTGGGTGTGTCAGCCACTATGGCTGTCAGGGACTTAGAAACTGTATAACAAAAAGGGGGTTGGCACAAGGTCCAACCCCCAATCTGTTGTAACACGGTCAGTGCAAATTATGCACCTTGTGAACCGTAGATACCACGTGGATCAGACCAACCGAACGAATAACGCTCGCGGGCCTTGTAGCGCACGTTGCCGGTGTCGAAGTCGCCTTCGAGAGCGGTCTTGAGCGGCGAACGGATGAAGTGTTTCAAGCCGTTCGGAGCATCGGTCTTCACAAACCACGCATCAGGATCGACCAAGAAGTGGTTGATCGCAAAGCCATCAGGCAGGTACGAACCCGACTTGATCGCGTTGATATCGTTGTCTGCTGTGCCGGTGCGTTGTTCCGACTTCAAGAGACGCTGCGCCGTGAACTGAAGCTGCGGAGGGAGAATGAGCTTCATGCCACGGAGGGCGATCTTGAGACCACGTTCGTCGATGAAGAGCGAGATATCAATGAGCGCCTGTTCAAGAGACGTTTCATTGAGGTCTGCCTGCGTGGCGAGCGTGTTCGAGAAGTTGCCGCCCATTGCCGTCGGGTGCGCTGAGTTAACGAGCGACACACCGTCACCGCCCGGATAGGACGAGGAGAAGGCGTTGTTAAGGACGGAGGCTGCCTTAACCTGCTTGGTGTTCGACATCGAACGAGCCAAGGCGCGGGTATAGCGAGCCGACAACTTGTCGTAGAGGTTGTCTTCCACAGCTTCTTCCGTGATGGCGAATGCAAGAGCAATCGTCTCATGGGTGTAGCGAGCCGTGAAAGCTTCGCCTGCCTGATCATAAGCGATGGCAGCGCCTTCGCCTTTCACAGGGGCTTGTTCAAAGCCGTAGAGCATGACTTCTTCTTCGAACGCACGCTCAGAGGATTCTTCGTCGAAGATCTCTTTGTGTTCGTTGTCGTAGCGGTCGTACTCAAGGCCAAAAAGAGCATTGAGGCCGGGCTCAAGTTCTTTGAGGAGTTGTGAACGGGTAATTGCCATTGTCCATTACTCCTTAGACGCCAGCGCCTGTGCCGTTGGCACAGTAGCGATAGAAGTGGTTGTTGAGCTGAACGATAGCGAGACGACCTGCAACCGTAGGATCCGAATCATTCGGCGTATCAACAAAGCCAAGGATGCGGAGATTGAGGGTGTTAGTCGTATTCACTGTCGAAACCGCAAGCTGGCCTGAAGAAAGACCGCTGGTTGTTGAACCAGAGGTTGCCGAGGCAAGATTTGCGTTAGCGTGAATGATTGAATCAGCGGCTGCTGCATCGCAATTGATAGAGAACGTAGCATCCGGGTCAGAAACAATCATAGCTGTTGCGGCAGTGTTTGCCTTAACAGCGGCAGTGCCGGGCCAATACGGCGACCACTTGGGCTTACCCGTGAGGTCGATGTAGTTGCAGCCCATGAAAACGCCCAGAAGCGGAACAGTACCGCCATTGGCATTGCCGACGATGTCGATCATGCCGTTGGCAAGCGGAATCACAGGGGTGCCCTGATAGATAACGCTTGAAGTACCAGCCGTTGCCACCGTCTGAATGTTATAGACGACGTCGCCGGTTGAGTTCACACCGCTTCCAAGCATACGATACGGCTTCAAGCCGAACGCGGCATTAGTATTTGCCATTGCTTAGATCCTTTGTTCAGGAGGTTCTTGGACCTCCAAACGTGACACGGGATTGCCGTTCAGG